TCATTCATTTATTCCTGCCAGTGACTACTAAAGTCACTTAATAATAAACAAAAGGTAAATATGAATGATATAAAAGAAATTAAAGCTGAAGCCGAATCTAGGGTTGAAGCAATATTGGAAGAATTAGAAGAGAAAGGAATACGCGTATTCCGGTTGCAAGTTTTTCCAAGGCATAAACAAGCGCCACAGGTCAGTATTGTGGTCGATGAGAAAGGCACTAGATGAATCAACTTAGTGCATATGATAAGATCAATGATGCAAAAGGCATTGATTTATTCGGCAACGCTATTTGTCGATCTGGGATGTTTGGATGCGAATCAAAAGAAGCGGGAATGATCTTTGCCTTACAATGTATGGCTGAGAATAAGCCGCCACTAGAGATGGCTAAGAACTACCATTTGGTAAAAGGCAAGTTGACCAAGCGCGCAGATGCGATGCTGGCTGACTTCCGCAGGGCAGGTGGTAAAGTCACCTGGGATGACTTAAAGAATGAGGCTGTGCAATCTGCAGTCTTTGACTTTGAAGGCAACAAGATCAAAGGCAGCTTCTCAATGGATGACGCACATCGGGCCGGATTGGTTCGCAAGGGTTCTGCATGGGATAAGACGCCGGCTGCAATGCTTCGAGCAAGATGTATCTCGGAAACACTCCGAGCCATTGCGCCAGAGATTGTGCAAGGCGTTTATGTGCCAGAGGAAATTGATATTGCAGAAGCATCACCAATTGCTGAAGCAAAGAAGCCAAAGCCAAAGAAGCCAAAGAAGTTGGAAGAGCCAGCAACTGATGTTGATGCAATTGAAGTCGAAGATATGGCACAGCGGCCGCATCTTGAAAGCTTGATTGCTGAGAATGACTTGGAATACAAAACCAATCTGTATTGGACCAACAAGGGAAACATTGACCTTGACCTTGATCAAACATGGCGAGACTTGCCGCAGAACATCCAAGCCAAAATGGAAATTGGATTTGATGCATTCAGAAAGGCGGTATCAAAATGAGCGATCTGATCACACATCCAAAGATCAATGGCGTGACTATTGAGATCATTGCTGAAGCCGAGCAGATGAAGATTGAAGCATTGATGTCATCTAAAGGCATTCAAACTGTTGACGATGGCTTTGAAGCAACAATTGCAGCAGAAGCACAGTCTGCATTGCGTCATCTAATCAAAGGCATTGAGGAATCAAGAAAGGATGCCAAAGCTCCAGTGCTTGAAATTGGCAGACAGATTGACGGCGTTGCCAAAGATTACATTGAAGATGTTAAAGCAGAGGAAAGCCGGATTGCTCAATTGCTTGGAGCGTTTCAGATTGTGGAACGTGATAAGAAGATTGCAGCAGAACGCCAAGCCAGAATCCAAGAGCAACAGGTGATGGCAGAAGCGGCACAGCTATTGTATGCCGACAGTGACAACACTGACTTGCTGGATAATGCACAAGCGCATATTGCAACACTACGCAAAGAAGCAGCATCGAAGCATGATGCAGTTGCTGGTGTGAAGGTTCGCAAAACAATCAAGTTCGAGGTCGAAAGTGAAGCCAAACTAATGGCAGCACGGCCCGATCTTTTCAGTCCAAATGAATCAAAGATTCGGGCAGCTCTAAAATTAACAATAACAATACCCGGCATTAAAGCCTGGGAAGAAATCAAAGCATACTAAAAATCATGGCAAAATATATCGCAACAGAAGAGGACGCAAACTTAACAGGCAGCAGCTACATTACTGAAGCTGGCAAGTATGAGTTTAAAACAACAAATGTATCTCACAAGGTAAACCAGCGCGATGGCACTGATCTATTTGAATGCACATTTGCAACAAAGGATGGCGCAACAATGCGCAAAACATTCTTTTGGGGAGACTTGGCATTGCCAACCTCTCAATACAAGGCACGCACATTGATCTTTATGTATCTCAAAGCATGCGGCGTCAAAATCTTTAGGGATCAATTAGACTCTGAAGATCCGCAAGCATTCTTTGAAATTGTAAAAGATAAAAAATTCACTGCCATAGTTGAGATGTCACCTGATCGAACCGATTCAAATAAGCATTGGCCAGAGATCGGATTTAGTGGCTTTGTATATGATCAGAATCATATCTTATTTAAAGAAGGCATGAGCCAGCCAGAGGTAATCGAAACAGAGGAAGACCCTTGGTAAGATGGAAGTCAGAGAATACCAACAACGGGCAATTTACTTTTTAAGTAAGAGCAAGCGAGGTATTCTGAAAGCACCAGCCGGAGCAGGTAAAACGCATATTGCGGCATCTGCTCTGGCTGTTTGTTTATCTAGGCGCAGAGGTGTGGCTGATGTGGAGATCATGGTCAACACCAGAGAACAGGTTGAGCAAATGCAATTAGCTTGTGATCGATTCCCAGTCATAAAAGAGAAAGCGCATCTGCAAATTTACTGCGCAGCAGGTGCGCCAATGGGAAGCAAGCCAGACCTGTTGATCGTGGATGAATGCCACAGATCTGGTGCTGATGGATGGAGCGCAAAGATCAGACAAGCAGAGTCTGCCAGGTGGGGACTATCAGCAACGCCATTCTGCGGCGACTCGGACCGCGACTATTTAGTTAGTCATCTATTTGGCAACAATATGCATTCCATTAAACGCGATGCATTGGTTGATCATGGGCATCTGGCCAAGGCAAAGGTTGTCTGGCATGACGTGCAAAGTGCAACAGCATCACAAGCCATTGAGGAATTGTCAGATCAATTGATTGCAAGCAGGCGCCGAAAGATGGCGTGGATGTTTAGAACTGAAGAGGGTGAGCGCAAGCAGACTAGCCAGTGCAAATGGCAGGCAGCACAAAAGCTTGGCATATGGGAAAACCCTGATCGAGATGCACACATTGAATTGATTGCCAGACAAAGCATGGATGCCGGCGATCATACCATTGTGCTGATTGGCTCAATTGAACATGGCAAACGCTTAGCCGATTCAATTGATGGCGCTGAGTTGATATACTCAAAGATGGGTGCAAAGAAACGAGCTGATGTAATTGCTAGGTTTCGGGATGGCAGCTTGAAGTGCATGATTGGCACATCAGCAATTGAGGAAGGCTTTGATGCGCCTATTGCCAATGTGATCATCATGGCTGGCTGTGGGCGCTCAGAACGCAAGGCAATCCAGTCAACAGGCAGAGTGCTGCGGCCGCATGACGGCAAAGCTTGTGGCATCATCCATGACTTCCGGGATGGCTTCCATCCGATGTTGCAGAAGCAAAGCCATGCAAGGGCGCGCATTTATAGGCAATTGAATTATTATTGAAGAATGTATTGACATGGGTGGGTTGATGCCCAAAGTTGCTGATATTGGCATAAGCCATATTAAACAATAACCCACAAAACACACACACCATGAAAACTCAAGACACTACAGTAGGCAGCATCACTTCAAAAGAAAACGCAGAACGCACAGCAGCAAACTGGCACAGCCCAAAGGATGGCTTCCACGCACAAGCAGTAAAAAAGGGCGAAGGCTATATCTGCCGACTTGTAATTAACGACTAATTTCTCACTACGGGGCGCAGCATCCTACACTGCATCACAACAATAATAATAATAACCCAATAATAATAATAATCATGACACTTCAAATCACAATCGACCAATCAGCTCGCACTTATCTTTCCACTGACAATGGAATTTTCACAGTTATCCCGGCTGACTTTGGCCGCATTGATGCACTGGCCGAACTTGGCACGCTTCACTCACACTGCGAAGAGATTGACGAAAGCACTGAAAGTTACCATGAATGGCTTTCAGCTTTCGAGTCTGCTTGCCCACAGTGGAAGGCATAATCTAGTCACAACAGGGCGCAGCATCTTACACTGCATCACAGCAAAAATAATAATATGAATACAATATCAATAATCACATTACTACTAGCCATGATTCAAGTTGAGTCATCTGGCAATGACAACGCCATTGGCGACAACGGCGCATCTTGGGGCTGCTTACAATTGCAAGCTGGATACATTGCAGACGCAGCAGAGCATGCCAAAGAAGATTGGGTGCATGAGGATGCATTTGACCGCATCACCGCAATGAAGATTACAATGGCTTACATGGCGCGTTATGCGACCGAAGAAAGGCTTGGCAGACCAGTGACGGCACAAGACATTGCGCGCATCCATAATGGTGGACCCAATGGCTACAAAAAGAAAGCAACTGAAAAGTATTGGGTGAAGGTCAAAGCAGAACTGGAAAGGATGGGCGCATTATGAGAATATATGACACAACCCAAATGATACAGGAATCAAAAGAGATTCTGCAAACTCGATATATGGAAAGGCAAATTGGAGTGCCAACGCCAACAGTTCCGGGCTTATCAAGGGAACAATGGATTGAACACGTTGAGAAGTTTATGGAAGACGAGGGGATGTATACCCTTTATGAGGCTGAATCTCTAATGCTCTACCTAATCCGCGAAGGTCGCTTAGAAAGGCCCACACGATGCTTGTAATGCCAGCAAACTCTACAGGATGGATGTTTCATAGCTTAGCGCGCGAAACTAGCCGTATTGGCCACCTATTCTCTCCAGGCGCACAACGTGGACCTTGGCCTTGGTTTCCTTACGCACTAGACAATGGGGCGTTTAGCTGCTGGGACATGCGCGATAACAAATTTGATTCAGAGAAATGGTCAACGAAAGTCGAAGACTGGAAGCGCCTTTTAGTTTGGGCGCAATCCCAAGAGATCAAAGCGCGCTGGGCAATCGTTCCAGATGTAATTGGCGATTCTAAAGCAACGCTTGAGCAGTGGCCAGAATATGCTCCGATTGTTCAGTCATGTGACATTCCATTGGCCATCGCAGTTCAAGATGGCATGACGCGTGATGATGTGCGTTCGCTTGAGATTCAACCAGAAGTGATCGCAATTGGCGGCACCACTGAATGGAAATGGAAGACAGTTGAAATGTGGGCGCGATCATTCCCTAGAGTTCACGTTTTAAGATGCAACTCACCACAGAAACTCTACGAGCTGGAGGCGATGGGCATCGAGTCATGTGACGGCACCGGATGGAATCGAGGCGACAAGACCCAAACACTCGGCCTTGAAAAGTGGGCTAGACAAAAAGCCATTCCTACAACCCATTATTTAACTGACTACACTTGTAAATCACCCAAAGATAAGAAACAAATTATATTCGCCTAGTATCAAACCAATAATCATAATATGAAAACAATATCAATCACACTACTCGCGCTTCTTAGCGCATTGCCTCTGGTCGCTTACACGGACGAAGATATCATTGCATCTACACTCATACTTGAAGCGGGCGGCGAATACGCTGAAGGCTCAATGGAAGCAGTTTATGAGGTCATATGCAATCGAGCATGGAAGCGCGATATGACACGGCGCGAAGTCTGCTTGCAACGCATGCAGTTTAGCTGCTGGAACTCTGGCAAGATCGACGCATTAGTTGCTAAGGCCAAGGCTCACAAGCGCTACTCAAAGGCACTCAGCATCGTATATAGCGCAAAGATTACCAACTACACTTTAGGCGCTGATCATTATCATGCAGACTACTGCTCGCCTTACTGGGCGTCATCGATGACAGTAACTGTCAAGATCGGTCGCCACATCTTTTACAGGTAAACTCTTGCTTGTATAATTATATAAACATGATTGAAACACAAACACAGGGCATTTCCAACTTTATGAAGTGGGCAGAAAGGCGCATTGCTGATGAGATTGAAGCCAATGAAGCTTTTGAAAGGCGCACTGGAAAACGTGTGGCTTTGGAAGAATCAACGCATTTGCCGCACAGTTTAACAGACGAACAGAAGCGCAGCATGATTGATGCGGTTGATGATTTGCGCAAAGCAGGTGTTGCTGCAAAGAATGCCTGCAATGAAGTTGGCTTGCATGCATCAACATACAGCCAATGGCGCAACAAGTTTGGCATGGGAAGGTTTGATGATGAGTGAAGAAGAAGAACCAGAAGAATGCCGATTATGCGATGGCTATGGCGAATTACCTGGCAACCCTAACACCAATGACTTTCCAACCTGCTCAGCCTGCAATGGCACTGGCATAAATTATGACGGATAAATATTGTTTTATCCGACAACTCTAATAATTAATATCTCACCTATGAAGCTACTAGGACAAACACCCAGAACAGATCAAGCGCACTCCAAGATATTTAAGGAGCTAGTATTAACCGACGACTGGAATCATGCATTGAATTGTATGCAGGACCACGCCGAGCGACTAGAAACAGAAGTTAATCAAGCAATTCTTCAAATTGAACAGTTGAGAGCGCAAATGGCACTTGCTAACTCTGGCATGCTTCAATTGGCTGCCAAAATGAAAGGCATGCATTGAGATACTACATTGGAATTGATTGCGGTCTGGATGGCGGCATCACAATGATCAATTGGAAAGGCAAGCTAATGCAGTCATCAATCATGCCAACAGTGCCAAACGGCAAAGGCCGCAAGATTGATTTGCATACATTGGCTGCCACAATCAAAGAGATTAGCAGGCATCCAGATCAATACACATTCATTGTTGAGAATCCGGGCGCACATGCACCAAGCGCAGCAGGACTTAGATCAATGACCTATTCGTTTGCGGCCGTGGAAACATTGCTGGCAGCTCATCAACTCAAGTATCATGTGGTGCTGAGCCAAAAATGGCAGAAGGTATTCTGGAGCAAGCCGAAGATGCCAAAGGGCCAGAAGTTTAATACAAAGGCTGCTGCACTCAATATCGTCAATCAGATATTCCCAGGCGAAAAGTGGCTGAAGTCAGATCGTTGCACCAAGCCGCATGACGGCATGATTGATGCAGCATTACTAGCAGAGTATGGCAGAAGGCAAAACATTTAGATAAAACAATTATAAGAATAAAAACATGACCAAATACCTAGCAACCGATGAAGATGAAATACTGACAAAAGATAGTAGCAAGCTGATACAATTTGACGAAATCAATGCAAAGCTGATGGGCAATGCAGAGAGCTATTGCCACTCATGGCTGCCCGGCGGCAAGGTCAAAGGCGGCTCATACAGGATTGGCGGCATTGATGGATCAATCGGATCTTCTATGTCAATCAACCTTAGCACAGGCCAATGGTATGACCATGCGACCGAAGACAAGGGCGGGGATCTTATAGCTTTATATGCAGCAATAAACAATCTCAGCCAAGGCGATGCAGCCAGCGAGTTGCAAGGCGCCGTCAATATTGTGCGCATGACAAGGCCGGCAAAGCGTAAGCCATTAGCATCTGAGTCAGACTGGGAACACGCATTGACCAAGCCAGAAACACCAGCTCCAGAACACTGGGAGCATGGCAAGGCACACATTACTTACAAATACGCAGACGCATCAGG